ATCAGTTGTGACGGCTCTGCTTTCGACAGCTCATAATAAGCGGTGCTGATGGAGTCAGCAGATAACCTCTTTTGGGACAGGATTGAATCCCGACTCGCGCGCGCGCTGGATATAGCCTTCCAGCGCCCATATAACCACCCCTTCAAAGACCAGTCGGGGGATTTTTGGGCAGCTAATATCTGCCATAATGCCAAGCGGGTTGATTGTGATATGTTCATGTATCTCCCAGAAGTGAATTCCCCGCTTTGGCCAGAGCACATCCGGAAGAAATTTCAGAAGGAAGTCTAGCAACTGGAGAGCCCAGAAAGAGACTATATATGGTTGCCGCTCCGAGGGAGCACATTTAGCGGACACCCCACGCGCACTACCCTAGGTAACACCCTGAGGTCACTCCTTTATTTTTATTTTTATTTAGAGGAGGCAGGTATCTATTAGCCCTGGGATCATAGGAAACCCGACGCCAAATGCTTCGTGATGGCGGCAGGAGACGACGTAGTCGCTTGGGTCGATCCAAGAAACTTGGCGGGAGTCGAGCGCTCGCTAGCAACCTTGGTGTCTCGCGTCAAGGGAACAGTCGATTAGCCCATTGTCATAGGGCTCGGCTAGTGTTTTTCGAGTTATAAGGTCGGGGTGTCTTTCCTTGATTTTGACTTCTGTTCGAAGTGGGTTTTTGGAGACCAGCAAAAAGCATGAATCGGTCTTACATGAGACTTCTCCAAACTGTTGAGGCAAAAGTAGTTCTACAATAAGAACAATGCGATACTATTGGCCGCGCCTCACAATCATGCAAGAGCAATCTTGCTAGGGGTCAAAAGCGAGAAGGCTAGCCGCCTACTCGAGGCGATATTGGAAGCGAGGGTGGACCAGATCAGGAGCAAGTATGGAGGAACTGACATGTCAGAAGATCAGTTATACTTGTATTGGGACAAGTTGAGGTTTAAGTTTGAGTCGGAGTCGGATGGGTATCACTTCGAGGATGAGATCAACGACAAATTGGGTGTTGGCTTCTCGGATTTGTATCTCGTCCACTCGTCTTTGCGCCTCGACCTCGAATATTCCGGTGCTGCAGAGGGGCGTGATCGCTCCTCATATATATAAATTAACCTCATGCAACCTCACAACCACACACAGCACACCACCCTCACCAAGGCTCAAAAGCGCAAAGCCAAACGGCGCGCTTTCAAGACCGAGGTGAAACACGCCGCCGCCGAGATCAAGAAGGCGGAGGCAAAAGGGCTCAAACCAAGAGCCCCAAAGGTCCAGCGCGTATCCCAGATGATCAATCAGTGGGACCTGAACTTTATGGCCAAAGCGCTCCCCGGCAGGGTTGACGCGCCTTTCGTGGCCGCGATGGGGCTACCACCCCTGCCCACTTCGACCTTTCATTCAGGTCTGAGCGTCAACGAGTGTTGGAATGCCTCACTTGCCACCCCGTCGCAAAGTCCTCTCGGGACCGAGCGTTACGTGGTGATCCTATTTTGCCCTGCACTCACTCTCCTGTACGGCAGGGGTTAATCCGGCGATATAGGCACTGGATCACGACTAGCCGGATTTTAGGTCCAGTAGTCCAGTTCCACCTCAGCGAACCTGTTCAACGTCACTAGCTTCTACAGGAACGAGGAATCATACTCCATGGACGAGCTTTACGGTTCAGATGGTCTGAGTTTCTCCTCGGGGGCATTCGTCTGGGCATCTGAGATGACTGTCAGGGTCGTAGCGCCCGCGGCAAATCTCAGCGGCGTCTACTACAAGGGCGCCGTCCCTCTAGCGACAATCGAATAGGCGATGTCGATAGACCAGCTCCAGCGAATAGCCTACGAGACCGGGGATTTGCGAGGCGACAAGGTGACTATCAAATCGGCTCTCGTCAACAACAACAGCTGCTTCGACATAGACTCGGACGGCTCGAACGGCGACCTCGAGAAGCATCTCTCTATGGAGATGGTTTCTTACGTCGTCCTAGAAGCCGGCTCCCAGTCCATCTCAGGTGGCCTCTAAGATTACTCTCTCTAGTGCGGGCTGAGAGGGAATTACGCCTTCTACCCAAAGGTGACAGACCCGCTAGCTTTCGGGATAACCTCGAAGGCGACCCAAAAGGAACCTTCCGCGACCAAACGAGTTATCGATGCGGTTCCTACTCCACAGAATCTCGACCTCCTTGCCAGGCACGTGGAGAAGGCGATTTCGCCTAGGATTTCAACCCCAGGTACATCGTTGACCAACAAGCTCAACCACTTCATGACTTCCTAAGGGTCAGGGCTTCTCGATTCAGTGCTACGCGAAGGCGCCAAGCTTCTGATCGACAACTCTGCTCTTGGGACCATCGGAAAGATGGCGTCGAGTGTTTTCCCCCTCTTCACGGCTAAACCCGAGGATAGGGAAGAGGTCTGCGTCAATACTTTCCCGCTCTAGCACAATCTCCCGGAGATTCTCAGGCAATTAGAGAAGCTCGTGGTGACTGAGAGCGAAGCCGACAACCTGAAGAGGGCAGTCAAACTATTGTCCGGTATGGTGGAGAAGTACCGAGGCTGCCAACGCCGTCTGATAGCTTTCTAGGACGACACGACACCGAAGAAAGCAAAATGATGAGACTATGTCCACATTCAATTGCCAGAGTCATTGACTCTACGAG